GGCGGGCTTGAGATCACAGAAGAGGACCTTATATCTCTTCCTGACGAGTACTTACCTCAAAAATACGTCAACATCCGCATCTACCGCGCCGACCGCGACCGGCTCGCGACCCATATGCGCTACGGGGAGACGATGGCCGACGCGATCCACGCGCTGATGGGGCGGACTGATAAGGCGTCTGACGACCCCTGCCCCGACTGACATCCCGGCAAATTTGCCGGGACGTTCAGAGGTTGGCTTTCCGGGCGTCGAACGACCCGATCACGGTAAACGTCCCCTCGACGGCACGCCGGGGCAACCATATTCCGTCGCCATCCAGCCACTCGAACGTGCCGTCGTCGTGCTCCATCACCACGAGGAGGTGGTAGACGTCGACCTCCTGATCATACCTGTCAACCATCCAGAACCCGAGATCCGCGTCACCGGCGTAGGTCGGCTCCAGCAGGTCGCAGGGGTGACATTTGTTCTGCGGCAGGCTCACTAAGTATGCGAGATTTGACCGACGGGAGAAATATGGGGTGACTTACCCCGAACAGCACTACCGTCACTTGTATATCTGCTTAATCATCACCAATTTACCCATGTGGATGGCATATCCTTTAAATTTATGATCCTATCTTGATCTACTGCACGAATTTCAATATCGTTAACGTGGCCGTAACGCGTTGTATCGTTAAACGTAGAGCGAATAGTCGCAACGACGGAGTCAGACCCTTTCACATCCTTGATCGTTACAGTATAACGTTCCGAGGTTCCCGCATACCCTTTTTCCCACACACCCTTCACAACACCTCCAACTGTCAATGTAAATTGACTCGATGTACCAGAACTCTGTCCCGGTTCTAACGTAAACGATATTTCAAAACTGTTCATCGCCTCCCATGTATACGGGGGTAATCTACATATCTCAATTTGCCTTCCGTTATATCCCCCACTATATCTCCCCGGTAGGTAAACCCGCCTATCTGCTAATTCCGACGATGCAACGCAACATTTGGTCCGGAATGTCGAAGCGCTAAAATCATTTACATTTATAATATTCTTCCCATTCCAGTCCTTGTCCGTATCAATATCCGTGCCGCTCAGTTTGCTGGCGGTATTGATTCCCTGTTCGATCTTGTTCAGTTTGTCCTTCGTAATTACCTCGTTTGTGGTCCAGGTTGTCGGACTGTATGCCATATTTATGTACCCCCATCTGCGAACACATGAGTCCAATCGGCGGTGATCTGGTTGTTCGCGGTCTTCGCGATCCCGACAGCGTCATAGACCACTTCGGCAAACTGCGTGCCCCCTGACTGCGCGTTGTAGGCCCGGAGCGTCGTTAGCGTCCGGCCGTTCGCACTCGTCACCGACGGGAGATACTGCCGGATCAGGAACGTCCCGTCCCCGAGGAGGACCCGCTGCGTTACGATATCGCGAGCGCCTTCCACTCCGTTCTCGTCAACCCAGGCGATGTGCGTCACCGGTGTTCCGCCCTGACCCGCGAACCAGTTCCGGATCGCGTTCAGCCCTGCTGTACCCCAGGTGTTATGCGCCTGGAACGTCCGGACCACGGCACCGTTGCACCATTCCCGGACCACCACGTTATCCTGTACTCGTACTGTTGATCTCATGCGTGTACCCAATCCGTCTCTGCAAAATCTGCGCGTGCCCGGTCGACCCGCGACTCCGGCTTCCGGTCGGTTGTTCCCCGATCATACTCCTCTGCGTGGTCCGATACCCGGACGGTATCCGTCACCGTCTTCAGCATCCCGACCTGGTCCTCGTCGTAGAGCACGAACTTCTGCGCCTGTCGTGCCAGGGTGCTGAACCACTCCAGCCAGCCGCCGAGCGCATCCCCGGAGATAGCTGTGACCGTGTAGCGGTTGACCGCACCCTGCATGTCGCGCATACTGACCGACTCGATCAGGTAGTTGTCGTCGAGTCCGGCGGCCGGGATATCTACCGGCAGGAGTTGCCCTGGATGGAGCCCAGGTACATCAGTCTCGAACCGGATCACCTGCGGGATCACCCCGTGCTTCCGGAGATAGGCCAACGCCCTCGTGACGGCGACGTTCTGGACGTTGATCGCGGGATCGTCCGCAATTGCCTCGTAGACTCCTGTGCCCCCCTCCAGCGCCCTTCGGGCGAGGATCTCTGCATCAAGTCGTTCGTCAACCAGGATCGGGAAGAGGCCCTGGTAGGTCAGGGTGACCTCGGCACCGACCCCGGGTGCCACCTCGGCCGTCAGGACGTTCGAGTTATAAGACCAGTAATAGTCCCGGCCCTCGTGCAGGCCGTTGACCCCAAGGGTCTTCGCGACTCCGCCCACCGTCACCGCCGAGGCTGTGCCGACCGGATAGGAGAGTTCAAAGAGTTTCTGGTCGGCCTCGCTGGCAATCACGGTATCTGACCGTTCGTCGGTCAGCGCCGTGCCGGCCCGGACGATCTGCCGGTTCCGGTAGAGTTCTCGACTCTCCGTGATCTTCAGGTTGCGCCAGTTCTGGGAGGTCTCCGTGAGCCCGAACGGCGCCGCGTTTCGGTCTTTCGGCGTGAAGTGGAGGCGTTTCTCGTAGTCGATATACCAGATGTAACCGGCGAGTTCGGCGATATCGTCGAACGCCTGCGATGCCGGGATGTAGTTGAAGACGAGCTTTTCGATCGCTGGGCCGTCTTCCACAGGCGAGGTATCGATCCCTTCCGAGACGCCGCCGTAGACGAAGAACCGGGTCACGATATCCTTGATAACGTCCCCGGCGTAGATCGTCGGATGGTCCTCGTCGGGCTTGTAGACATAGGCGGCGAGGTGGCGGTCGGCGATCTGGGTATAGTCGACGCACGCGAGGCGCTTGACCTGGAGCCGTTTGCTCGCGTCGATCTCCCCCTCAACCGAATCGACCGTGCCGGCGAAGATCAGGTTACTGGTCTCGTCCCGGATCTCGACGACCTCCCCGACCTCGACCCCGCCCGCGAACGGCGGATGGTCGACGGTCTGGAGAGAGGCTGTGGTCCGGGTCCCGAGCGACCCAGAGATCGAGAGCGTGCCGGCGCGGTAGGCTGCCGGCTGCCCGCCGATCGTGACGACAAGATCAGCCATTCAGCGCGCCTCCCGTCCGCCGGTTCCAGGTCCGGAACAGGGTTTCCCCGATCGCGTTCCCGTCCAGCTCGACGACGACCCGCGTCTCTCCTCCGCCGATCAGGCCGAGGATCCGCGTCAGTGCTCCGGCGTCAGGGTCCGGAGGCATGATCGCTGCGGCGATGTCCGGGACCTGGATCTTTGGGATCTGGATCTTCGGGAGGTCCGGCCACACGATCGTCGGTTCGGGGAGGTCGCCGAACTCTTCGTCGACGTCCGGCTCCTCCTCGACAGGTGCGATCTGTTCTTCCTCTGTCAGCGGGACCGCCGGCACCGGTTTCAGAGTGTCAGGCCAGTTGATCACCGTAACGGGGAGCGGGAGGCTGAACGCCGCCGGGGGGATGATCTTCGGGGCGGGGATCTCTACCGGAGGAGGGGGTATGACGATCGGCGTCTTGCTGTCGACCGGCTCAAGGATTTCAGGGATCTCCTGGGCCGGTAGCGCAGGCGAGACCGGGAGTTGAGATTTCGGGAGTGCGGGGGCAGGTTCGCGCTCGGGCTCGTCCTCGAACTCCTTATCAATATCTTCCTCTTCCTCGGCGGGCTCGACCTGCTCCTCTGCCGCCGGCGGTGCTGCTTGCACCGGGCGCAAGGCGTCGGGCCAGTTGATCACCGTGACCGGGAGCGGGAGGGAGAACGCCGGGGTCGGTGCAGGCGAGGATTCAGGGACGCCGGGCTCCGGGAGATCCGGGATCGTCGGGGGCTCAGTCTCCGGGATCTCGACAGAGGTCGGGGAAATGGGCGGGATCTCACTCTCCGGTAGGTCGGGGAGATCCGGGAGTTCGGGAGCGGGAGTGACGACTGCCGGCGGTTCAACCACCGGGATCTCGCTCTCCGAGACCTCCGGTATGTCGACGGGGATCACCTCGACCTCCCGGCCGGCTGCCCGCTCTCCAGGCTCCTGCC